CATCCATTATGGCAACATACAATTAGACATTGTTGTTGTATAATGTTATAATAGACTATGCCTGGAATAACTAGATTAGAAATCCGCGATGAAGTGAATGTTAAGTTCCACGACCTTGACCCTAGCACTCGTCGCAAATGCGAAACCAAATTAAAGTACCAACTACCTTATGCATACCATGTGCCTGCATTTAGGTTAGGTAGGTGGGATGGTAAGATAAGTTTCTTTACCACTGCTGGATCAACATATTTAAACTTGTTGGATCGAGTGCTACCCATACTTGATGAGGAAGGTTGGCAAGTTGAGATTGACGATAAAAGACAAGCACATAATTTTGCATTTGAAGAAGTTACCGAAGACACCTTTAGTCATATAGTTTGGCCCAAAGGACATCCTGCACAAGGCCAGCCTATTGTAATTAGGGACTACCAAGTGGAATGTATCAATCGCTTCCTTGCCAACCCACATGGTGTTCAAGAGATTGCCACAGGCGCAGGCAAGACATTAATGACAGCGGCCATGAGTCTAACTTGCGAACCGTATGGTCGAACAGTTGTTATTGTACCCAACAAGGATCTGGTACGGCAGACACATGCTGACTATGTCAACATGGGACTAGATGTTGGTGTATACTTTGGTGATGAGAAAGACCTTGGGCATACACATACTATTGCAACATGGCAAAGTATTAATTCATTGATTAAACGAAGCAAAGAAGGTACCAGTGCAATTGGCATTGAAGCCATCACTGATGACTTGATTGCAGTCATTGTTGACGAGGTACACATGGCCAAAGCAGATGTGCTTAAAACAATGTTAACAGGCCCGTTTGCCCAGGTGCCGATCCGTTGGGGATTGACAGGCACTATTCCCAAAGAAGAACATGAGTATGTTAGCCTACTGGCCAGCCTTGGAAATGTTCTACACAGATTACAGGCCAGTGAACTACAAGACATTGGTGTACTGAGCAATTGCCATGTAAAGGTACTACAGTTTGATGACAAGGTGGAATACAAAACCTATCAAGAAGAATTGACATACCTGACCAGCAATGAACGCAGGCTGGACGAACTGGCCAAGACAATTGATGCAATTAGTCAAGGTGGAAATACTCTAGTACTAGTTGATCGCATTGCATCGGGCAAGATGCTGGTGGAGCGGCTACCAGAGAGTGTGTTTGTATCTGGAGCAATGAAGTCAAAGGATAGGAAAGACGAATATGATGAAGTTACCCTTGCAACAAATAAAATTATTGTGGCCACTTATGGTGTGGCTTCTGTGGGCATTAATATACCTAGGATCTTTAACTTGGTTTTGGTTGAACCTGGAAAGAGCTTTGTTAGGGTTATACAGAGTATCGGGCGAGGCATTAGAAAAGCAGAAGACAAAGACTTTGTCCAGATATGGGACATAACAAGCACAGCAAAGTTTGCCAAAAGACACTTGACCAAGCGCAAGAAATTTTATGAAGAAGCAAACTATCCATATCAAACTGAAAAGGTAATTTATAAATGAGAATATTAACAGTTGATAATCTGTCATACGACCTAGATCGTTTACCAGAAGAAATTGACGAAGACTTGCGCTACGGAGTACTTGACTACAGCAACCCAGCTGATGTTGACTATATGTTTGTACCACTTGTTTTCTTAGAAAGCTTCAGTTGTCCTGCGGCAGTATTGCGTATCGGGAAACATGAACTCAAAGTGCCATTGGATTGGTCACTGATCATTGGTGAACCTGATCACGGCGAACCAGAGATTATCAATGTCATGAGTCTCAATGATAGAGGCTTTAGTACATTTGTGTTTAACCCAATCAACGGCTACAAGCCCGAGTGGATGAAGGTTGAAGTAATCAACATCTATCAAGAAGTCAAATGGTATGTGCCCAAGTTGAAGTTTGGTCATGTGTTGGCAGTTCCCTTGGAACATACAAAGGAACCAGTGTGTGCGTTCTTCCTAAAAGAAACAAATAAAATTCCAGAAGTACTTGACTTAAACAAGATTTGGTTTTAAAATACACATATGGCCACCAAAAAGAAAGAACCAGTTTCAGCAAAATATCAACTGCCAATTGATCAGGTGATGACTGCCGTTGACCTACGCAAGGGCACTTTCTATGACAAGTTAGATGACGATGGTCGTAAATCTCTAAGCACTTTTATGGCACAGCGTTGGGCCAGTCAAGTACAAGGCACCAGAGATGTACAGGAACAATATTTAATAGATGTAAATGCCTACAGCAATGTTGACTACATTGCAACAACCAGCGCACATGAAGAACTTCGGTGGAAGGCCCTGGCATTGGTTGGATTGGGAGTCAAACTCAGGCACGAATTCATTCCACCCATTGGCGTAAAGAAAGACAAACTGACAGCATGGCTGATTGAGAAGTTTCCACAACTTGGCGCAGAGGAAATAGAATTGTTCAAATCCATCAACAGCACAGAAGACTTGGAAGACATTGCCCGGTCACAAAACATGGGTAATAAAGAATTCAAAGAATTGTTTAAATAAACATGACTGACTATCAATGCAAATTTTGCAACAACGCATTCACTAGAGAACGAACTTTAAGTAGTCACATGTGCGAGAAGAAACGCAGGTGGATGAGTAAAGATGAAATTGCTGATAGAATTGCGTTTAGTGTATGGACAAATTTTTTAAAGTATGTTAGTCCTAATGCAAAGAAAGTTAAAACAGTCGACGACTTTATAAAGAGTCCGGACTACATTGGGTTTATAAAATTTGCTAACTATATAATTGTGCTGAAGCCAATGGAGTCTGAAAAGTTTATCCATTGGCTTTTTAAAATGGGTGTCAGAATGAGTGATTGGCAAAAGCCAGGAACCTATCAACTTTTTATACAGGAGAGTTCTAAATTAGAAACAGCAGAAAGAGCACTAGAAAAAACTATCATCTCAATGAGAGAATGGAGTGAAGTAGCTGGAGAAGATTGGCAGGACTTTTTTAAAAAAGTCCCATCCGCAACCGCAATGAATATGGTGGTAATGGGAAAAATTAGTCCTTGGATTATTTATTCTTCAGACGCCGTTCAATTATTGCTGGACCGTATGGAACCAGGTCAAATTGAAACAGTAACAAAACATGTGGACACAGAATGGTGGAAAAAGAAATTAAAAGAAAACCCGCAAGAAGCGACATGGATAAACACAACAATGCAACAGGCGATCGGTTTGTCGAGTTAGAGGCCAAGCTTGCTGAGTTCATTGATAAACTAGAAATAGTTGCAATAGAAATGGAAAGAATTAGGATACAACAAAACGACTTAATAAAAATGGTTAAAGATAAATTAAAAAAATGAACTTGCCTGACGTAGACATTGACTTTGCAGACAGAGAACAGGTACTTAAATTGTTGCCGCATATACCTGCAACACAAAAGTCCAACCAAGGAACACAAAAGCACAAAACAGGAGTGTACTTTCATCCTGTGCCGGTGAACCCTTTTACTGGTTGGTGCGATGTAGATTATAAAGAAGCAGAAGCATTGGGATTTTTTAAAGTGGACTTGCTTAATGTAAGTTTGTACAATGGAATCCAAAGTAAAGAACATTTGGATCGTCTAGCCAACCAGGAGCCATTATGGGATTTATTGTTACAGGACGACTTTGTAAATCTGTTATTTCATTTGAACGGGCATGGAGATATTCTCCGGAGGACCCAGCCGATTTCCGTGGAACAATTGTCTGCGGTCCTGGCAATGATACGCCCCGCCAAACGCTATCTGATTGGGAAGCCATGGACGACGATTATGAAGGAAGTGTGGACGAAGCCAGAGAGTGGTGATTATTTCTTTAAGAAGAGCCATGCAACAGCCTATGCAGTGGCCATTGTGGCTCAAATGAATCTGATCTGTGAAAAGATCAGTTATGGATACAGTTAATCTAGCTTTCTAATAAGGCTAATTTGACGGCGTTTTGTCCGTTTAGTAATGACATTTGTTAGACTAGTCTGATACCCATACAGCATTTCAAAGTCCTTTGTGCTGTAGGTTTTTAGGGTGTAGGCAAATCTTCGCATAGGCTCTTTCAGCACTATGTTGATTGGTATAACTCGATTACTCCCCCACCACCATTCCTCGCCACACGCAACGAATAGAAGCTTGTCTTCTTCATCTTTTAATGAGTTATAAACATACATTGTAACAACCGTTTGATCGCTGTTTTGTATAATTCCAACTAATTCTTGGTCGCCGTAACGAACCAAGCTCATGAAAGGGAATCGTTCTAGAAATTCTTTTACTTTAGGATCCATTGCATTTACTTAGCATTTTAAAGATCCACTTGTTGCTAAATAATGACATGGCCACTTTAAACTTAACAATTCCAACGGTATCTTTGAACTATGCGGGTGCAGGTACCGGCCCAAGCAGTACACGATATGTTTCAGACTACACCGACCAACGCATGACTTGGTTTAAGGGTGTAGACAACTTGATGGATATCACAATCATAGGTTCAGATCGCAGGCCAGTTAGCCTATTACACAGAGAAGTCACAATGACAATGTGGAATAGAGAAACTGGCGGCGTGATTTTCCGTCGCCGTGCAATTTCAACAAGTCCAGAAAACGGACAGGCCCGCCTAACCGTTTTTGCTAGAGATCTTATGATGCTTGGTCAAGGCCTTTATACCATTGCCGCAACCTTTGTAGATGATAGAGGATTAGAAACTGCCCTAACTTGGAACCGTGCCAGAGTTGCCGCATTTGATGTTGAAGTAAAAGACGCACCTGTTCCAACAACTCGTAGCACATATGAAATTACCAACTATACCTATGTGGCTGAGAACTTGGGTTCAGTATGGGCATCGTCTGGATTTGATGGACCAACCTACTATCGAAAAGAAACTTCATTGTTCTCTGTTGCAGTATATGCAAGCAATTGGACAGGAACATTAATTGTACAAGGCACATTGGACAATTCAATAAACAGTTCAACATTGTGGGCAAATTTAAAACCACAAACTGATACCACAGCCGTATTGACATACAACGGCTTCACTGGTATCGACCCGTGGAACTACTACGCTGGTGTTAGATGGTTGCGTGTGGTCAGACACACGGACGCATTGAACGCTGGAACCCTTGACAAAGTCCAAATAAGAGTGTAAACTAAACTCTATATGAGTCTAGTTGAAAACACATTACGGGCGCACCTACCTGCATTAAAATCAAGTTCCAATGGTTGGCTGACCATGAACTGTCCTATGTGTGTGCAGAATGGACAAGCAAGACCTGACACCAAACACAGGGGCGGTTTCAAATTCGAACATGATAGGGCAGGGTATCATTGTTTCAATTGCAGTTATACAACTGGCTGGCGCCCAGGTCAACGATTGGGATTTAAACTAATCAAGTTGATGCGAGTGCTGGGCATTGACGAAGGCGAAATACAAAGATTAAAAATACAACTATGGGATCAGGTAGTTGCAGACGATACCATAATTGAAGAACCATTTAAGAAGCCAGACTGGCCAGAAATAACTTGGCCG